GCATTTTGGCGGTATTGTCAGCAATAGGGCTTGTGGTATATGTCCTTAACCGTTTTTTGCCATATTAAGGGCTTCAGATTCTTCCCTGTCTACTCTGGTAACCCAACCTTTGCCAAAGATAGGGAAAGTCTTTAATGCACGGTAGTATTCCCTGCGTGACTCTGAGAATTTAGTGATAAGAGTTGCACTATTACTGGCGGAAATAAGTTCTCTTGTTTTTGGGCCAATAACTCCGTCAGGTACGCATCCAAGAGATGACTGAAGCAATTTAACGCTTCTACCTGGCCCTGCATTAACTCCCATTGAAAATACAACAAAGTCGAGCCCCCTAGGTAATACTTCTCCATAGCAAGGCCTCCAATATTTCTGTTCGTATAAAGGGGCTACATCTTCTTTAGTGAGCTTTTTAAGGTTTTCTACAGGGTGTCCTACATATTCTTCCCAAACACGCTTAGTAACGCCTAAATTGGTTTCACCGCCTGGGTCGTTTAAATTGTTTACCCACCCACCTTCAGACTTTAATACCAAGTCTAAACAAGTTTGATAATTACCCTGCATTTTTAGATTTCATATCAATGATTTTTTCAAGGGTTCTGCCGCCAAAATAAAACGACATAATGAGCATACCCCATTGACCTAGCAGCTCTACATACTTGGTATTGGTGTCCATGTGAAAAGCGGACATCATCGCAAATACAAAATAGCCAGCTAAAATAGCTATAAGTGTCATTGGTCTAATATTTTTAGAAAGCCAGCTATCAGATGCCATATCCGATTCTTGCCGTTTTGTTAATTCTTGGGCTTCCGCTGTGTCTGCTTGCAGTTCTGCTAATCTACCTTGTTGCTGTAGTTCTAATAGCTTTTCTTGAGCTTGTGCTTTTTGTGCTGGGTCAGGTATTACTTTGTCTAGAATCTTCATCCCAACATTAATAATGTCATCAATTCCAAACATTATCGACCTACTGTAGTTTTGTTATCGCCCTTGCGAACCGTAACTTTTTCGCCTTCAACTTCAACGCTCATTGGGTCACGGTCAGCCATACCATCTAAACGAGAAATTAACTCTTTCATAATTTCAAATTCAGGCTTTTCTTGTTTAGGATTAGCGCCAGCTACACCATTTAGCATTGAAATTAAAGCGGTTAATGAAGCACCAAGTAAGCCCATGACTGCTGCCATTTTTCCTTCTTCAAGGACTATGGAAGCACCTACACCCATCGCAACGATGATGGTGATATAAACTAATCCATGTTTGCCAATAGCTTTTCCAGCAACTTCTTTGGCGGTTTCAATGTATTCCATATTATTTGCCAGTAATGTAATGGGCTAAAAAGCCAATGAATGTAGAAAAGGCTGACACGATTGCCATACCAGCCCAAAAGCCACCACGACCTTTATTGGCTAACTCTAATAGTTGCTTAACATCTTTGCGTAGTTCTGCTACTTCAAACTCCATAGCTTCTACTTTTTGCCAAGTAACGCCAAATTTTATAGGGTCAATGTCCACGAAAATACTCACTTTTTAATTGTTTTGCGAGTAGTCGCTTTTGTTTTTTTAACAGCTTTAGGGCGTGGATTAAAGTCTTTAGAAACTTCAAACTCATGCGGTACATAAGGCTTGGAAACGGCAGGGAAAGGCCAGTTAGCATCAATACTAACCTTTGGCATATAACCTAATTTGTCAAATACCCAAGATACTATAAACATAATCATCCCACCAATGCTTTAACTTCGTCTTGTGTAAGACCTAATGCGGCTAATTTAGCTAGTGCAGAAGCCTTTACATCTTTAGCGGCTTGTTCTGCTTGCGTTTCTTGCTCCTGTAGTTCTACCAATTTAGCTTGTGCTTGAGCCATATCATATTGGACTTCTTGTTCGTCTTGAGTATAAGCAACATCGCCACGAATAGTAATAATTGATGAGTTTAATGCACGAATAGCATCATGTAAATTAGGCATAAGCAACCTCTAATAAAGTAATTGTGCAAGCATTATTATTTCCAAAATATCCAGTTCCAGCAGCACTACTATTTAAAAATCCAACAGTATAGGTAGTTGAACTTGTAGTAGCTGGAGAATCTAAATAATTAATGCCTAAATTTGTATATTGAGGCCCATTAACTACAACATAATTTTGACCAAAAGATGCGTTAGTTGATGTACTTAAATTAGTGCCAGCAACAGTACCCCTAAAAATAGTGTAAAAAATAGTTCCTTGATAGTTATTCATACCACCAACGCCACTTACCATAATTAAAATTTTGTTACTACTGCTTTTTGGAGTAATAGAGGCAGAAAGACCAGTAGTTACATAACTTGTGCTTGAAGTGCTTGCGTTTAAGTTAGAAGTAACGCTAACTGTTTGAACTATTGCATTACCAGTACCATATAGAGTAACTGCCATGATTACACTCCAGCTTTAAGGCTACGCAATTCGTCTAAAGTAGTTGCAGAGAAATTAGTAATATCTCGTAAACGCTGTTTTTCAGCAACGATAGCGGTAGTGTCAGCATTAGCTTCTTGTGCCCTTTGGAACGCTACATCTTGTGCGGCAAGCAAAGGTTCTCTTTCGCTACGCAAACGCTTCTTGGTGATTTCTTTAGCTTTAGCTAGGCTAACTTCTACCTTGCCATCTACCAGTTCCCAAGCATCATAAAATTCCGCACCAACACCTTGTGGAAGGGTAGCAGAATCAACAATCATTGCACCTTTAGGGCAGTCTTTAGCTAATACAGCTTCAATGCTGATTTCACCAGTTGGTATGCAAGTAGAAACGCCACCAGCTTCGTTTGAAAAAATGATTACATTTGACATGGTTTAAGTCCTTTAATTATCTAAAAAATGCAATATTAATATATTGTGCATCAGTCATTGTTGCACTATTACCAGCACAAGTTCCTACTCTAGCGGTTGTAGTTGTTGGTACTTGAGAATATGGAAAGTTTGCAAAAACATTTCGATTACCAGTTGCATCTTGGCAAGAAATTGCCGCACCAGCATAATTGGCATCAGAAAATGCGTTTGTAAAAGTAATGGTGTAATCCCCTGTGCCGTTACGAGTTACAGAACTTACATTGTAAGAAGCCCTAGTTGTCATTGCACTTGAAACATAACCAAAGTTTACCCAAGCCTTTGCGCTACCTTGAATACAGTTAGTAGAAGAAGTGCTATTGACACCATCGGAAATCGTGCTTACGGTGATAGTCCCAGCCATTATGCTTCTCCTGAATTATTTATAGCCATGATTTATCCTTTAAGAAGCAAATATTGCTATTGAGCAATAAGGTGAATTAGCGGCAGTTAAAGGATTACTACGAGTATAAATTTGCACATTTAATGCCGATGATGTTGGTGCAGTATTATTTGTAATTGCAATAGCATCAGCACTTGCTACTGAAGAATAATTGGCAGAAGCCATTGCGGTAGTAAAGTTAAAAGTATAATTTCCAGTTGAATTATAAGTTACAGAAGAAATATTAAAAGAACTTGAAATTGCCTGTGTGCTTCCATTGTAAACGCACCATGCTTTAGCAATACCAGTCATGCCGTTTTGAGTAGCAAGAACTCCGCTACTATCGTTAATTGTTGAAACTGTAATCTTGCCAGCCATAATTTATCCTTTGTTTTCAGTATTTTAAACGATAACCCAAGCGCTGTCAGTTGGAACTGTGACAACTACACCTGTAGCAATAGTAATAGGCCCTGCTGAACTGGCGTTTTTGCCTGTAGGGATTGTATAAGAAATAGTTACAGTCTGGTCATTTAATACAAATACTTGGTTAGAACCACCACCTGTAGCACCACCGCCAATAGATGACCATGCGCCATAGGTATATGAGCCACCTGTTGCATTAGAACCAGGATTTGACCCCATTACATAAGAAAATTGGGTATCGCTTACATAAGTAATGCTAAATGAGCCATTATAAGCACTAGGACTAGCACCTGAAACAGTTACTAAAGCGCCTGTAGATAACCCATGAGAGCCTGTAGTTGTTACTGTAGCTGTAGTAGTTACATAACTAATGCCTGAAATTGTTACGCCTGGAATACCAGTTAAATAGCCTTCATAAGCACCTAAAGAGGTGTTATAACGAATCATTCCGCTTGATGGGTTTGCTGTTCTTTGGGCGGTAGTTCCTGATGGAAGCTGTACTTCGCCTGTTCCTGTAAACAAACCATCTGCTTGGAATGTAGCTACACCAGTAAAAGTAGGGGTAGAAAACTGTGCAAATTCGACTGCATTACCAGCTACTGTGCCTGTGGCTAAATTAACAATTTTGTTACTATTTACATTTAAATTGCCTGTCATTGGGGTTTGACCGTCAGCCGCTACAGAGCCAGTTAAGGCTGTAGCAATATCAGTCATAGTACCGTTAGCCCAAACCGTAGAAATGGTTGAACCTGGTACTACAGGATTTGTTGCTGGGAGTACATAGACTCCGCTACCGTTTCTACTCATTTGCTGCTCCTTGTTTGCCAGCTCTTACCATTGCGGCTAAATTATTAACATCATTTTTTCTAATTTTTGTAGCTTTGTATTTAGCCATTCCACCAATTATAGGTGGGATAACTACCCCTACTGGGCCAGCTAAACCAAGTCCTAATATAGAACCTATGGTTGTTGCACTAATGTTTTTAATGCTATATTTACCAGCTTGAGCTAAGAAGTTTTGCATACCTGTGCCTTTAGCGGCACTTCTAATAGCATTTTGCTCTTCAGGGGTAAACAAACGCATACGCTTATCATCTTCTGATAACTGTAATAACTTATTATGTAAGTATTGTTCTGTACTAAGTTTAGAATCCCTAATTTCAGCTTTATCCAACATATCTTCAAATACTTCAGATTTGCTTAATTTTGTGTAAGAATCCCTAGCTTTTTTCCAGTCAGCTAATCCTTCTTTGTTTCCGCCAATTACAGAAGATTCAGGCATATTGGCTATGTAATCATCAAACTCAGATTTTAAACGAGTAGCAACCATTTTTTCATCTGGTTCTTTGCTGCGTTGTGCATTTCTAATAAAGCGTCTTAATACACTAAGTTCTTGAAAATCTTTAGGAATATCTTTATTTTGCATTTGTTCTAATGCAACAGCTACTTTAGGCATAGTCCTAGAATCATAGCCAAGCTCTCTTAAATCTGTGCCTACCGATTTCATCATATTTCCAAAATATTCTGGATTTAATTCAACGCCAGATTCTTTAGCTTTATTAAAATACTTTGTAGACTCTTCTGCTAATGAAGCTGAAGTAGGTGCTGTTTCAGCAAGGGTTGGCTTTTTACGCAATGCGCTTGCCATTGTTTCTGCAACATTTGTAGCCACAGGTTTAACATTTTCACCAACAGCTTTGGCAACTGTGCCAGCTTCTCTTACGCCTTGATTTAATGCAGGGTTTCTTAATGCGTTAGACATTGAAGGAATAGCCCCAATATTACCCAAATAAGGAGGTAATTTAGCAGCGCCAATAGCTTCATTAACAAAACCTAAAACATCGCCTGTAACAGGTGAAGTAGGTTCATATTGTAATTTTTGGGCTAATGCTGCACCAGCTTGACGACCTTGCTCAACTCCAGCTTGTGTCCCATATTCAGGGCTTGTAACGCTTTTATAAACACCGTATGCTGCTCCAACAGGTTGAGCAACCATTCCACTAGCTACAGTAGCTGGCACTTCATACAAAGCCTTTAATTTATCAGCCATACTACGCTGTGGCTCAACAGGCGCTACGCTACCTCTGTTTTGGTCAGTAATAACATTAGGCACATCGCTACTAATATTTGTACCCATTGTGCGTGGGGCAACAGGGCCTCCTTTTAACAACATTAATCCCTCGTCTGATACTTTAGATAAGCCACCAGACTTTAAAGCCATTAAATCGGCATCAGATAATTGGGATAAATCCATTATTTTTTACCTTTTTGTCTGCGAGCCATTTCAGCATCAATATCAGAAGCTGATGGTAAATTTCCACCGCCACCACCAACAACAGGGGCATTTCCACCAAGACCATACAATGTTTGTAATTGATTTAATGCGTATGTATTAGCTTCATAATCTAAAGTTGGGTCTGTAGCAGCTTTTAAATACATTTGCAATTCAGTATTAGAATCCATTTGCTTAGATGACATACCAGTTGCTCTAGCAATCGCTTGTAACAGTAATGGGCGAGATTGTGCAATTGTATTTCTAGCGGATTGATTTTCAGTAGCAAAAGTTTTGCCCAAAGTTTGACCAACCCCAGTAGAAGAAAGATAGGCAGGGACATTACTAAGAGCGCCTTGACTTGTGCTTGTAATTCCACCAGATTCTTTTAACAAATTGTATTTATCTTTTAATCCAGTAACTAATGTATCTACAGTTTCTCTACCAACATTAACTGTTTGCGCTTTAATATCAGCAGGGCCACCTGGAATAGCCTCTAAACCTTTTCCATCAGAAGTCATGCGATAACCCATTGGCACTCTTGAATTAGCTTGATTATTTGCCATAATTCCTAAATGCGCTTTTTGATATGGAGTTAATTGATTTTTCCATTCATTAAATCCAAGTTTTCCACCTTCAGATTTGTATTTGTCGTACTCAATCATGTTTTCTGTTTGTGTAGGGAATGCATTTTTAGCAAGAACAGAAGAAACAGCTTGTACATTTGGATTTTCTGACAACAATGCTTTAGCCATAGCTGCTCTTGGGTCAGCTTTAACTTCAGGGTATTGAATAGTAGGAGAAACACCATTGTAAGCAGGGCCAGCTACTTGTTCACTTGGCAATGCTTGTCTACCACTAGCCAAAGTCATAACATCTTCAATATCTTTTACACCTTGTTGGCGCAATCTATCTGCAATTTCTTTTTGCTTTACATCAGCTTCTTTAAGCATAGATTTACCAGCCCAAATATTAGCTAGTTTTGCAATTCCTTCCCAAGGACTAGCACCAACAAAACGACCTGAAATCATTTGACCTTTTAAATTTTGGTCTATTCCTTGTTGCATAAGGGCTTTAGCAAGAGCTTTTTGCTCTGCCAAACCAATAATTTCTGGGTTATTTGGGTCATAAGTAGCCATAATTTATTCCTTAAGTTCCTGATAAATAATCAGAACTAGATGCTGAAGAGTAATCTATAGGTGCGCCAGCACCATAAGTAGGGTCAGACACAATATTTCCTTGAGAATCTACCATTTGTCCTAATGCTGGTTTTGGTTTCTGTTGCCCTCTTAAAGCATCAGCCAATGATTGCAAAGGAGAAATTTGATTACCTGACAATGCTTGCTGACCCAATGCTTTCATTGCGTTCATATTTTGTTGATATAAACCTTTTTGCCCACTAATATCTTGCATAGTAGGGTTTTGTCCGTTTACATCCATCATTTGTAAGTATTGTGCAATGTTATTCATGATTAACCGTATTTCATAATGCCAGCACCGCCAAGGCTAAATAAGCCACCCATTGTTGCATTTGCTCTAGCATTAGCAGCATTAGCATTAGCTTGATTATTTTGATTAGCAAGGCCCATTGCGCCCATAATGTCAGCACCAGCAGTAGTTGCTTGTTGTGCTGGGTTTACATAGCCAGGTGTTGCAATCGCCTTAATGTTGCTTGCAATATTTAATGGCAACTGATAATTAGTAAGGTTTTGACCATATTGTTGTTGATTTGCAGTTAAGCCAACTCCCATGCCACCTGTTACAGCGCTGGTAAGTTTGTCATTTTGACCTTGTTGGAATTGGCGAGCAGCATTTGTATAGGCTTCAGTACCTACTGGTATACCCTGATTAGCCATTTGTGCATCAAACTGTTTCTTTTCCATTTCCATTTGCGGTTGCAAACGGCTCATAATGGCATCGCTGTAAGTTTGACCAGGATTAATGCCATAAGAAGGCAAATTACCGCCTGTAAATGGAGTACTACCATATTGACTTGTAAGCTGACCAATAGAGGCATTAGTAAGATTTTGCAATTCAGGTGTTTGTGTCTGAGTTGCAGTCCACATTGGATTGCCTTGTGAATCTTTGCCAGTTTCTGCGTAGTTTAAATTACCATAAGGAGTAATTTGGTTTACACGATTGGCGGCAGTTGCAGCTTGAGCCGCAGCAAGATTACCTGCTGCTGTAGCATTTGCAGCGCCTGTATAGTCTGGTGTCGCTACTGTCTGAGGCGACCCAAATAATGTGTCCGTTATTGGACTTAAAATTCCTCCACCACCACCCATGTCAATCTCCTTTTAAAGGCGTTTTCATGTCGAGCCATCGACAATTTTCACGCCTCATAGCTAATATCACCAAATCGCCATCTAAATGGGCATCTTCGATATACGCTTTATCAACAAAACCAAGGTGTCGGTCTAACTTCAGGGCTTCCGTATTCGTGGAAGCTACTGCCGCTAGTATAACCTTAACTTTCAATGAGTTAAAGGGGTAATCAAAAGCCGCCCATAATAAATCCCTACTAATCCAATTTGGCACTATTGAAGCTACATGCATACAACAAGATTTGTCTTGAAAATTGGTATAAGCAATAACAGCTTTTACTTTTCCATCTATTTCCTGTCCTATACACATGGTTTCTTTGCCAAATTGTGTACCTAAAACACCTGTAATCCAACTTCTTAATTCTTCTTGGTTTTCTGTAGTAACTCTACGCATTACAGAACGCCACCTTTTTCCATTACATAATCTGTAGAAGCCCATTTAAGGTCAATACCTTGAGAAGCTATTGCTAAGTTAATAGAACCTGCAAAACCTAATCCTGATACACCTTGCCAAATCTTTGTAGTTACATCGCCTGCGCTCCATAAAGCGTCATCCCAAACAGAGGTATTCCAAATACCGCCTTTTACAATGGCAGGATTAAATGAAAGTGTGCCAAACTGGGTTTGAGTGTCAAAATCCACAGAAATACCAGCAGCTAGGGTTGGAACACCATTATTTGTTTGCAAAATAGGGCGAACCATTGTAAAGCGTTTTAATTGTCCTGGGCTGTCAAAATAACTATATGCCTGTTGTGCTACAGCTTGGATATTAGAACCATCATCAGAGTTTGAGCTATAAAAATTGCCTACATAACCATCGCCACCAAAGTGCATATCAGCGTTTCCTGATACTTCCCAACAATAAGCCTCAATTCCTGTAAACCTAGCCCAAGCCTTAGTAATGGTATGCATTACATATTGTTCCATGCCATTGTCGGTAGGAATAGACAATATCAGCATATTTTCACTAGCAAAATATTGAATTTGCCAACCAAAATTAGCATAATAATTAGTTGCGGCAGTAGAAACAGCAAAATAAATCTTGTTTGTTAAGTTGATTCTAGGGTCTAATCGGCTAGATTGCAAGGCGGCTGCAAGAGGCACAAGTCCATCTTGAGTTAAAAGCAAAAGGTCGCCAGCCCATTTAAAAAAGCATCTACGATTAAAGGTTTGACCTAATTGCCAAACACCTTTTAAAAGCCAAGTTGCTGCTGTAGTAGGGTCTGTACCATTATAAACAATGACTTCGCCCATATTTGTTACAAAAACTGCGTAATCGTCTGCGCCTTGACCAGCATCTAATGTCCATGTTCCCATTGCTTGCAAAAAACCACCATTACGAGCAATCGAGCCAAAATCTAATGCGTTTGCTGCACCGCCAATAGAATTGACATCCAAATACCAACATTTAAGGGTATTTTTTTGAGTAAAATAAAGACGACTTTTAAATAAATTGACACTAATAAAGGTCGATGAATCAACACCAGTAATTCCTACTGTAGTGTATGTTCCTACTGTTATTGCATTGGTCGCTGGCGTTGTAGCCATCGTATAAGTTAATGTAGTTGCGCCAGTTCTTGTAATAACATAAGTACCGTTATAGTCAGTTGGGCTTGCTCCTGCTACAGTAATTCTGTTACCTGTAACAAGACCATGTGCAGTTGCAGTAGTTAAAGTAGCTACAGCACCCACATGGGTAATTGTGCTAATTGCTGCGGCAGTTGTAGTTGTAGCAATGCTAAACCAACGAGTGCCATCGTAAACCATTGTGGCATCTGTACCATTACAAGCTACTAAAAAATTGCCTGCGGTATTTGAAATGCTAACATGCTGAAGTTTATCAACTGTAATTCCTGTATATACAACAGTAGCAGGGTCAGCAGAAGCATCATAAATACTTGTTCCAGCAGCAGCAAATAGCTTGTATCCACCAGTTACAACTGCATAGTTCATTAAGCTATTAACTTTGCCTGTAATGCCTGTAGAAGCCTTTGCATAGCCTTTTCTAAGGCTTACATCAGTAGGTGTAGGAAACCAATTTACAAGTTGTACAGCATCCGTTGGGGCCATGTTAGCCAACGAATCCCTAGCGTTCCAACCACCAATAGGCGATGGGATGCTAGCTGTAGTAGCAGTAAACTTTTTTGGTTGCGATAACAGCATAATTAGCTTCCATAACCAGTATCAGGGATATTGGCATAACCAATAAGCACTTTAGATGGGTATGGCGCAAAGCTAAGATTAGGCGCACCTTTGTCATTAGCTTTAGCAATAGTTAAATAACGCTGATAATCTTGCAATAACGCAGTTGTGTCAAAAGACTTAACTTGGAAATATTTGAGTTTGGTGTAAAGCGTCATAATGCGGTCATCAAACACAGTAGTGTCAGAGTCAGCAGTAAAGCTATTTTTAATAGCACCAGCAGCGCTTCTTGCCCAACCTTTGCTACGATATTCCCATCCTAAATACTCATTGGTATTCATTACAGGCCATATTTGAAATTGACCATCAAGAATACGCCAACGAACTCTAGGCCCAGTTGAAATGTAACCAGACTTTAACCATTGCCATTGTTGTGCATCTTCTGGCCCTAACATTTCCCAATGTTTGGATTTATCCCATTGGGTTCTGTCTGTAATGGTTTCAAAGTCAGGTGGTAAATCATAAGCGGTTTGAGCGCATACTACTGACTGTATGCCATCACCTGTAGCCATTTGGCTCATAACAACTACTTTAGTGCTGTTATCTGCGGACACTACATAAGTGTCTTGAGGAATGTTATAGCCTGTTAATTGCCATTGGCTATCAACAGCGCTTAAATCTGTGCCAGCCGCAAAAGTCAAGTTATACGAACCATTGACAGTTGTGGCATTGGCGGTTAAAGATTGAGTGTAGAAACGATATTGCACTTGTAATGCTTGCCAATCATGCTCTTTTAAGAGTTCATAGCCTGCGCCATTCATTAAAGCAAGAATTTGTTGCACATCTTGGTTAGTGTTACCAATAACATAGGATGGGACTGCTAAATTCAACTCAGCAGTTGTCTGTTGTACAAGTTGCAACATCGTTTGGGACATATTAAGCCTCGGCTACTTTGGTTTTGCGTGTTTTGGGGGTCTTTTCCGCAACAGCCGCAAGTAGCGCTGACATCTGCTCTTGCATAGCAG